TAGTCTGTACAGGTTTTTATTTCCCACGGGCTTACCTTAATTAAGGCTCGTTCCGTTAGCATACATAATGTATACCCCTTTGATAAAAGGAAAAATTGATAAGGGCAAGGTTTACGCCAACCCTTTGAAGCGATTTATCTGATATGATTCATTTTTATGTTTTTTACGATATTCTTTTAAATCAGAATCATTCAATAAATAAACAGATTCATTATTCTTTTTAATAATCCTATAAAGTGGCGGCTGTGCAGAATACACACGACCAGATTCGATAAGTTTTGGCATGTAATAATAAAATAACGTAAGAACAAGTGTTCTTATGTGTTCACCGTCAACATCCGCATCTGTGCCAATAATTATCTTATCATATCGTACATCATCTAAATTAAATGTCTTTCCAATTCCACCACCAATAGAAGCAATAATACCTTTAATTGTATCAGAATTAAGAATTTTACTCATGTCTGCTTTATTGACATTTAAAATTTTACCTCTTAATCCTAATACTGCTTGATAAGAACGGTCACGTCCTTCTTTCATACTCCCTGCGGCAGAATCTCCTTCACACATCCATAATTCCGTATAGCCATTTTTATTAGAGCAATCTGCCAACTTACCAGGCAAACTTGTTTTCATCAATTTTTTTGATTTACGACTAATTGCTCTAGCTTTTCTAGCATTTAGTTCAGCTTCTTTAACTTTAATCGCTCGATTAACAATTGCATCAATAATATCACGTTTGTCTTTTTTCTTGATAATGGAATCAAAATATTTATGAACAACAGAAGAAACTGCATCTTGTGCTTCTTTATTGCCAAGTTTTGTTTTTGTCTGTCCTTCGAATTCAGGCTGATACAATTTAATGGAAATTGTTGCATACAATCCATCCATCAAATATTGCATTTCCAAAGGTTCTTTTATCATTTTTTTATCTAACGCATATTGATTAATACATTCTTTGTATCCATTTTTAAATCCCTGAAGATGATAACCACCTTCATAAGTATTAATGTTATTTGCAAAACTTTTTAATTTTACATTTGGTTCTGTTTCATCATCATGGATAAATGAAATGTCACATAAAATATCATGCCCATCTTCTACTTTATACGTGTCTGTAAAAGAAAAAGGTTCTTCATACAATTTTTGTTTATCTCCAATCATATGAAGTGTATATCCTGTAATTCCATTTTCAAAATGATATTCGACATTTTCTTTTGTAATATCATTTGTATAAATAATTTTTAAACCTGCATTCAAAGAAGCTAATTCACTCAAACGATGTTTAATGTGTTCGCTCGGTTGAAGTGTAATTTTAAAAATTTTTTTATCAGGATGATATTTAATAATCGTACCTGTTTCAGAAGTGGAGTTTAAACGCTCTACCGGGGTCGTAGGAGTGCCTTGGTGAAACATTTGATGCCAAGTATACCCATCACGTTTTACAAGCACATCAAACGAATCTGAAAGCGCATTGACACACGTTGACCCCACGCCGTGCAATCCAGAAGAACAATTTCCTACAACAATGTTTTCAATGTTATAAGTATGTGTATTCATAACTTCGAGGTCATAAATTTTACCTTGATATTTTTGTTTTGTTATGCTTTTTACTTTTACAAATTTCATTTCACATACTCCTTAATTTTCTTGATTAGCATTTCTCTCCAATTCTCTTGTTTAAGTTCTTCTTCTTGAAAATAGATAACATTAATTTTCTTTGATTTATAAATTTTATCTTTTATCAAGTCGTTTCTGTAATTTTTCAACAAATTATCATTATCTTTTTTTGTTGTTATTCCATTTAATTTATCTAAAAAATATTTATGCCAATAATCTCCCATAACTTCAATTACAACATGTAAATTTTGAATATATATATCGCATAATAAGAATTTTTTATCATATTCTATATCATCCCATACATTTATAGGAAATTCTTCTATGACATCAAAATCTTTATACGACTGTAAAAAATCAGATACCATTTTTTGCGGTGCAGATATTTTTTTTAATTGTCCATTCCTAAACCCATTAATTGCTTTATTTTGTGCTTTAATGTTGTTAAAAAAATGTTCTTGTGTAGATTTTTGGCACTTTAATTTAGTTTCTTCATTATAGTTTTCATGAATTTTTTGTCCAATTTTTTTATAATGCTCTAAAATTTGTTCATGTGTCATATTTTTTGTAGAAACAAGTTCTTCTTTTGGAATAGAAGCCATAGCTTGTTTTGTACGTTCACGTACTAATTGTTTCATTCCATCACGAGACATAATTTCTTTAGAACGAATAGAGCTTTTTAACCTTTCTTCTTTTCGTTGAAAACGCTTTTTTTGAGCTTCGCTATGATGTTTTTTAACAATATCTGTTTGCATAGCTCGTTTAGTTCTTTCAGAAATTTTATTTTTGTTTTCTTCTGTTTGAATACTACACAAACGGCACATACATTTATTTTTTAAATATTGTTGATTTTTATATTTTCCCCAATCAGATTCGCGAACGATACCACATACATCACAAGAATATCGTACTCTTACAACAGGAACATCTTTATGCATTAAATGCAAAGATTCCTTTTTAGAGCATTTCAATCTAATATTTTTAAATTCAAATTGAGATTCATCAAAGTCAATCCATTCATTAGAATTTTTCAATAAAACTTGTTTAATTGACAAGAATATCACCTCAATATTTCTTTTTGTTGTATACTGGAATTGTTTTCTTTAATTCATCTACATTATCAGAATCTTCCAATTCAACAAGACTTTCATTTTCAGTAACATCTTCAATTTTTTTCCAAATTAAATTTCCTTCCTGTGTACGCACAAGAAGATAATGACCATCAATTGCTTTTATCTTTTTCCCATTTTCAAGTTCAATACAATTAATATCGCCATTGTAATCATACCCAAATTTATTATCAACCTTTGATAACTCATTGTATGAATTGAATACGTAATCTTTAATTGGTTTAACATCTTCAATCTTTTTAAGACCTTCCGATGTTTTTACTTTACTATCAGAAGAAAAGCATTTGTACCCTTCTGATGTAAACTTTCCTCCTGCATGAAGATTTGTAAGAATACCTGTTAATGTATCAATCGGATTCCCATCTTCATCCTTAAAAGTATCACTTTTTCCAACAGGAATACCTCTACCGTGGTCTATAACTTCTACTGAACAATCCTTATATACATGGACATCTATTTCTTTACCCCAACCTGCTACAAATTCATCAATAGAATTATCAATAATTTCATATACAAGCTGGTCAATACCTGACTGTGACGTAGAACCTATATACATACCAGGACGTTTACGTACTGCTTCTAACCCTTTTAGCATGTGAATTTGTTCCACACCATATGTATTATCTACTTTCAAACTTTTTTCTGACATAAAATTTTTCTCCTTCCTCTTTTTAGTCATTATTATACACGAAATCTTTGATGTCTGCAACATTTCCATCAATATCTAATATTTTTGTATCAATGAAAATTTTTATCAATTTAAAATTTTTCTTCAAACAATGACTAAATACTGTCAGAAATTCATTTTTATTTATATATTTATCTTTTTTTGAAATGATACGTATAATTTTCCACCCACGAGAAATTAAAAATTTATTTCTTTTTTGTTCTTTTTGAACAAAATTTTCTTTTGATATACGTTTCATTATAACTTCTAAATCATGTCCACCGCCATCATATTCAACGTCTATTTTTTCTTTTATTGTGCTATATCCAAACAATATTGAGAAATTCTATAATTTAATGTTCCATTTAACCATGTACAAATTCTCTTTTGATATTTAGAAATATTATTCATATTCTGACGTTGTTTCTTTAAAATTTCTTTATTTTTCAATGGAGAATCTACATGATAATTTTTCATTAATGTATTTATGGATTTTTGCAATATTTCTTTGTTTTGTGTTGGAGCTAATACATGATATTTCTTTAAATTTGTTTGTTGTTCTTTTTTTAATATATTTTCATTTTGTAATGGATGTTCTACATCATATTTTTCTAAACACGTATTTTTAATTTTTTGTTTTATAGATTCTAATTCAAATACATTGTTTACATGATATTTTTCCTGAACAGATTTTTGATATTCTTCTTTTCCTTTTTTACTTTTCATATTATGTGTCGCTCCATAATGCTTTAAATATGTTTCTTTCTTTTTACATTCTTGACATCTACAATCTTTTAAAGCAATATGATATGCTACCTGAAATTCTTTCCTGCAAGAATTACAATTACATTTTACTTTTACTTTATCTTTATCAGATAAATCTTTTATATTTATAAGAACAACATCATACATTTTTGTAAAAGAATAACCTTTTTCAATGAAATATTTTTTGTTTCTAGGATTCCAATGTTTTTCAATGTATTGATTTAAAATCATTATTATTCCTCTATATCAACATGAATATGAAATGTATTTTTTGCACCGCGCAAAAACATATATAATTTCTTCTTAGTATCAAAATCATATTCCATACCATATTCGTTTAAAATATTAATTTTAAATTGGTCTTGTAAATCTTCTATTAATCCAACTGCATCTACTCTATTTGGTACATCTTTTTCTGTTTCATCCACAAAAAAAGTCAAAAAATTTCCACGATATTCACGTCCTGAATCTAAATATATCTTAAATTTTGTACTTGCAGGAATCGTATCAAAATATACGTTGCAATCATCTGTAACTTTTGCATCTTCAGTATATGTTTTTATCATATTACACAATCTCCTTTTGTTTTATTTTTCATAAAAAAAATACCATAAAAAAAAGTCGTTATATTTACGTATATTGTAAAAATAACGACTTATTTTTTTCTATTCTTCTTCATATCTTCGTTTATATCCACGCATATCCACATGAACAACGTTTTTATCATACTTTAAACCAATCCCTTCTGCTCCACAATCAGAGCATAAGTCTGCAAATTCTTCAATTACCATATCTTCGGGAACTAAAACATCTACCGCTTTTCCTTGTACATGATAACTATTTTTATGCCCACCTATAGAATCATTGTAATCTTCACACCTAGCACAATCTACAATTTCTAATGGGCTACCTACTTGTTCCTGTAAAGTATCTAAAAAATCTAATAACCTATCATCAATACCTTCGTCCGGTTGCCATCCACAATGAGGACAGGATAGAGATTCTTCATCAAAATATTTTGAGCTATTCATAATACTTTGTAGGAGAAAACTCAAAATGTTTTCTAATGCAATTATACAATTAAAATTTTCACCTACCTTTGTCACCTCTCTTTATATAAAAATTCTTTCATTAATTACATAAAAATATAGTGCTTAGGTATTCAGCTTTTTGTTTGCAATCAAAAATGGTACTACATTCAGTAGCACCATTTATTATTTCAATGATTTAATTTCTCTTTCAAAGCATTAGAAACAACGACTTTTAAAGCCTTAGAAGCAGGAATATCTACAATTTCGCGTGTTTGAGGATTGCGACCTTTACGAGGTGCGCGGTCAATACGCTTAAATGTACCAAAGTTCTTCTGATTATAGGATTCTCCTTCTGCTAATGCATCTGCAAGAACATCAAAAAATGTATCAATACAATCTTCTACTTGCGCAAGTGTTAAACCATCCATACGGTCTACAATAGCGCGTGCAACTTCATGCTTTTTCATTTATAATCACCTATATTAATTCAAATTTGAGATTTACTACTCTAACAACAACTTCCATTTCATGCTAATAACAAAATAGAGCAAATAAAGTGTTTTATTTGCTCTAATATTATTAATTTTTGTTCATAATCTCATTTACTGTATAAGAAATGATGTCACTCACTTCACCAACTGTCATAATACGATTATCTTTCCGTCTCTTATCCATAATAAATTTCTTCTCACGCTTATCGCGTTCATTCACTACAGAAATCATGATACGCTTCGTAACCAATGGGTTCTTAGATACATACAACGTCTTTTCGTTCGTAGATGTATTGATAATAAGAAGAATATAATCTGCACCATTTTTATAAATTGTACAATGCATATCATAGGAAACTCGTTCATCAACTTTATTAAAGAAAAGAACTTCATCAACCGTATATTTCGTGTTCTTGTTATAAAATGAACGTTCTTTTAAACGTGTCTCATGCTGTTTCTGAATCATATCAGCAATATCTTTGCTTTCCTGAATCGTTCTTGTCGTATATGCCGTGACAAATTCATCAAAAAGAGTATTATCTGCAAGAGGATATTTCATCTTTAAATCATTTACACGACGCTTGATGGAATACATATATCTATCATTTGCTTCTTTCAATTCTTTTTCCTTACGTGCTTCTTTTTTTGCACGTTCCGCAGTTTCTTTTGCAATTTTCTGTTCCTCCATATGTCTACGATAATCATCGCTAATCATTACGTTACGATTAAACAAATGATATACGCCATCAAAAATAGCACGAACAATCGTAAACACAATTGCGAAAACTGCTTCAAGAATGTAACTAAAGATTCCTACAAGTGCAAAGAATACCATGATTGCACCTATAATGAATAACAAAATGCCTAACATTTTATTTTCCTCCGTTTCAAAGCTCTTTATCTCTTATCTTTAGTTATATTATAGCCTAACCATGCAATTTTGTCAACAGTTTTTTGAAAAAATCAAACAAAATTTTACGTATAAAAAAATAGCTACTAGAGAAATCTAGTAGCTATCATTACGTATGCAATTAATTATGCGTTCTTAACTGCATTCTTCAACGTAAGGCTTGCTTTGAACTTCGTGACACGAGAAGCAGGGATGTCAATCTGAGCACCCGTCTGAGGATTGCGACCCTTACGTGCGGCACGTTCACGAACTTCAAACGAACCAAAACCAGGGATTGCAACCTTCTCACCTGCTACAAGAGCATCGCTAATTGCATCAAACGTTGCCTTTACCACGTTCGTTGCATCCTTCTTAGAAATATCAACGCTCTCAATAATTTTTTCTACAATGTCGTTCTTTGTCATAATTCTTGACAACTCCTTTTGAAATATTGTTTTTAACTTACAGGCTTATTGTAACGCAAGATATTTAGTTTGTCAACAAGAATTTTGTTGAATTATCAACTTTTTTCGCTTATTAACTGTATTTTGTGTCAAATTAACAAAATTCTGTGCTTGTAAAGCATTTACTTTCAATAAATGTTCATCCAATTTCTTATAAATACTTTGAATATAATCATATTCTTTATCAAAAGACTGTGGATATGTCTGTATTATCCAATGCAAATATCTTCGGCACGTCATGGAGCAAATAAAGTTAATAGTCTGTAAAGACATTACAGATTCATCTTTTTTTTGTATTTTGTTCAATTCTATCTGTAATGTTTCTAATTCTTTATCTCCTGTAAAATTCAAATGAAACTTCATAGATAAAGAATTACAGGCTTCTTCTATACTATCTAAATCGTAATATAATTCTTCAAACTTTACAATGTCTCCACCTTTTTTACATCCAAAACAAAACCAAGAAGTATGGTCTTGTCGTTCTCCATCAGAATTTTTATGCCCACTTGGATATATGCGTAAAGAAGGTGTTTTTTCATGATGAAAAGGACACATCGCTGTATAAATTGTCCCTGTTTTTTTTGTTTTAATTAATGACTGAATATATTCTACTCCATCAATATTCCTATCTAAATATTCACGTTTAAATTTCAGTTCATCTTTATCCATATCTTCGTACCTTTTTAATGTAATCATTTAATTGTGATAAGATTCTCTCCGCATAATGCATTGTTCTATATGTTAGTCTATGTACATAATCATACTCTACATGGAACAATTCTGCAATAGCATGTTTGTCCATATCCATATATAACGCAAGTTTTACTTTACGAATTGTTCCTTCATCATATTTGCTTCTTGCTTTTGCAATCTTTCTAGGATTATTTGAATGACTTTTAAAATATGACTGAAAATGTTCATTATATTTCTTATTGTTTATTCCACCATCATCATAATTATATCCGATAATATTAGAACGATAAAAACTTATCCAAATTTTTTCTTTTTCATTTAATTCATGAACACGACAAATTTCTACAATTTGATATGAAAATTTATGTCCATCATTATAATCTTGTTGCAATAATGGATTATGGTGTTTATGATGTTTTAAAGCATATCTATGTTCACGAAATCTTCGTTCTATATTTTTACTTTGTCCAATATATACCTTATGATTTACTAAATTTTCAATTTTATAAATTCCAATACTCATGTTTATCACTTCCATGTATTATATTTTTTATATCATAATTCACATATTTTGGTGTTAATACAAAATTATGATTTAATATTTTTAACAAAGTTTTATAATTTATTTTTAATATTTTTGATATATGTTTTAATGTATATCTTTTCTTTAAAAACAAACTATAATTTTTAATTAATTTTGTTTGAAATTTTAATTTATTGTCACGATTTCTTTTGTCTATTTCATAGATTTTAGGCATCATTGTCACATGATATTTCTTTAAAATATCATATACAGCATATCCACATGCAAACATTTTTCTCATTTTATGATTCCTAATGGATAGCAAAATTTCATTTCTATGAATTATATAATAATTCATTTTTAAATTAATTTTATAAAACCATACATAATGATGAATATTATATAGCACATTTATAGAAATATGAAACATTTTACTTATTTCTTCTCTATCCATATCCATATATAATGCATATTTTATAAGATGCGCTTGATGCAAATTATAAGAAGATAATCTTAAACTTTTTTCCATTAATTTAGTTTCTTTTGTGTATTTTCCGCCTATTGTATAATTATATCCTTGAATATCGGATTGATATTTTTGAATATAAAATTGTTCTCTTTCATTTAATTTATTTTTCGCACATAATTCTAATATTTCAAAAGAAAAATTTTCTATTCCATATAAATTAAAATCTTGTTGCATTAATTTATTATGTTGGCAATTTCTTTTTAAATCATTTTTATGTGAATATTTTCTTCGTTCAATATTAATGCTTTGTCCAATATATACTTTGTGATTTACTAAATTCTCTATTTTATAAATTCCTATACTCATATTTTTTACCTATAGAAAAAAGGAAGATATTTAATATCTTCCTTTTTCTTTTAAATTGCATCCCATTCAGAATCATCAATCTCTACCATTTGCATTTTATCATATTTCTTTTGAATATGAAAACTAAATGTACTACCATCACGAGTTTTTGATGATTCTACTAATGCCGTATCTTCATCTAAAGAACGAATCACAAAAACATTATCAGCATGGTCAGCTATTTGGTCTGAACCTGCAATCGCATCTGTATCTGCATGACCGTTCTTTTGTTCCAAGTCCTTTTTACCACTACGATTCATCTGAACAGCACTAAACAAGATTTTCTTTTGTTCACGAGCAAATCTCTTCAAGTCTAGTGCAATAGAGCCTAAATCGTCTCTGACAACCCCTGTAGGGCTATTAGCGTTCATGATACCCATATAATCAACGATAACAACATCATAGATAGTATCTTTTTTACGTTCAATTTCTTCTGTTTTTGCTGAAATAAAAGCAGGTGTTACATTGGAAGGACAATCTACAATATAAACGCTTCCTACTTTATTTCCCATTAAATCTTTTTCTTGCTTTAAATTTTCTACATACTCTTTATAAACTTTTTCTTCTTCATCAGATAATTGACCGCTTTTTAATCCTTTACTAGAAACAAGTGCCGCTCTTGCATCCCAACGACGTTCATATTGTTTTTTATCAATTTCTAATGAATAAAACAGTATATTTTTACCTTGTTTCCAAAGGTAATAGCCCAAATTTAAAAGCATGGTAGATTTACCATCGCCTTTTCGACCGCATACAATATTTTCAGAACCAAAACCCCAACCGACAATAGCATCGTCAATGTGTTTAAATCCTGTTTTAATTAAATTAATATCTTCAGGATGTTCCTTAATATGCATGTAATCTTTTAAACGTTCATCTGCATCTTCTTCTACGGTTCCTTCTTTTTCAACATCAAAATCTGTGCTTTCAATATCTACAAGAAGTTTTTGAACATTAGAAAATACTTCTTGAAATTGTTCATCTGATGAATCAGGAATAGAACCACCAACAATTTTTGAAGCAACTTTTAAAAGCCTACGACGTTTATATTGCCCTATAATCGCATCTTCAATTGCTTCAAATTCCCCTTCTGTTTCATCAATAAAGTCGTTTCTACATTCATTAATAATAGTTTTAATTTGGATGAACGTATTTTCATCCGTATTCATCTGTTTGCATTTAATATCTATCATGTCATCTGTAATGATTCCATGATATTTATTATAATATCCAATTACCATTTGATAAATCTTACCAATGGTTTCAAAATATTGCTTATGCATACGAGCAATAGACTTAGCGATATAAGATTTATTTGACAATAAATATGCTAAAAATTTCTTTTCTAATTCTGATGTACGTTCAGACACGAAAATTCCTCCTTAAAAATCGGTATCATCATATTCTTCATGACAATTCTCGATTCTATGATTATCTCCCAATACACTTACGAGCTTATCATTTTGAAGAATGAAATCACGTACATCATTATTATATTCTGTTGCCATTTCATCAATATTATAATTTGATGACAAAATCGTAGGTAAACAATCATTATCTCTTTTTCTAAGAATCATTTCTAAGATTCTTTGAGAGAATTGTTTCTCATTTTTCCCTGTTTCATTTCCTACATTATCAATAATTAACAAATCTGACTTATAAAGGAAATATTTTAATTGGCTTTGTTCTTTATCAAATTGTTTTTTAACAATATCATCATACATCGCAAAAGCAACATTAAAAGTTTGTTTCTTTGAAAAAGTATCAGGATTTACCATCATGACAACTTCTTTTGCGATAATACTTTCTACTGTCGTTTTTCCTCGTCCTTGAGGACCATACAAAAACAATCCTTTCCCATTATCATAATTTTCTTGGAAGTTATCAATATAGTTTTTAATGTCTTGATAATATGGTTTTTCTTTTAAAAAATCCATGTTCCATTTATCATTCAAAAACTTTCTTGGTACTCCCCAATCTAACAATTTAACGTTACGTTTTACCACTTTAAGACAAGAACATGGATATGATTCCTCATATCCATTGTTCATTCTCGTAAGAAAACCAGTACCACCACATTTTTTACATGTTTGTACAAATCTCCTACGATTCTTCTTTACTTCTAATTCTTGTTCTTCCTTTGATAACAACATTGGCAAGTTTTCTCCTTCCTCTACCGAATGACATTATCATATCACAACTTCTGCTGTTTTTCTAGCCACAAGTTATAATTTTTCATGGTATTATTATATTTCACCATCAATCCATCATCATGTTTCAGGCAAATACTTTCATACCATTTCTGAAAACGATTGTTCCGTTCATTATTATGCTGATTTGCAAATGTTACCATATCTTTTGTTAGTGGAAGATTAATCTTATATGCCCATTCAAAATAATTATAACGATTATCAAAAGAGCCTTGCATAAATACATTTTTCAATTTATCTATGCATTGATTTTTAATTCTATCACTAACTTTATCCAAAGTCATCTTTCCACGAAGAATTTCATGAACGTTCATATCAACTTCACGATTTTCTGTACAAACATGAATTGGATTTTCCTTTACATTCTTATCAGCATATTGTGAAACATAACTATCAAACCAACTCAATACACGTTTATTTTGCGAAATCATTCCATCCAATACATTTTTCACTTGTTGCATTGTCAAGTTATTTGCAAGCATGGAAGATTTAATTTTATTCAATTCTTTCATAAATGTCTTTACATTCATTTTCATATGTAAAGATTTATAATAATACTTAATTAAATATGGGATTGTATTTTCTGTTTTGATAAGTTTCATGCTTTCTCTGAAATTCAGAGCATCATTAATTTTATAATTAATGCTTCTTAAATTTGAACAACCTGTTTTTGCCATATATTTTACAATGAAATGAATTGTTTCTGCATCAAATTTTTTTTGTGTATAAAGAGCTTTAATAAGTTTTACTTCAATTGTATAATTATAACATTTATCATGAATCATATTATAAAATTCATTCACAATATTTACAGGTTTATCAGCTTCAGGTAAGCTATCAAACATATCTTTTTCTAAACGCTTACGAATACTGCGTTCTTCTTCTAGTTCTTGTAAGCGTTTTAAATCATTTAAATGTCTTTGTAATTTTAACTGTTGTTTTTTTTCTTCTTTTCGTTTTTGTTCAGCTTGAATATCCTCTTTGATTTTATTCAATAGTTCTCGTTCACTCACCGGAAGAGATTCTTTTGTAACAGTATCGAAAAAATCACGATATTTTTCAACGTAAGAATTTAGTTCCTTACATTTGAACTTCAACTCATTATAAATAAAAGCCAATAACTGATGTTGGCTATCATCGGTTTTTAAAATATGATTTTTGAGTGAGACTGCGGATTTAAATTCTTTTCCGCAAAAGTCACATTTTATCTCCGAATGAGTTTGCATACCGTTCACATCCCATCTTTAGTATATGCAATTTTTAATCTGGATTCACATTAAATTTATGAATATCCCACATAGGTTCCTGTTCATAATATTTTTGTCTATTTCTTGAATGTCTACGTAACATAGGCGTATAATCTGTAAAATCAAAAACAATCGCTTTTGTTTTACCTTCATGAAGCCTTAATACACGTCCGACACGTTGAAAAGCTCTCGTTGAAGATTTACCACCACCAGCAAGAATTAAAGTATCTAAGATAGGCAAATCTAATCCTTCATCAGCAATTGTTGATGCAATTAAACAACGGCAAATTCCTCTCTTAACTGCTTCAAAAACTGCGACACGTTTTAACGTATCATCATTTCCTGAAAGTAGTTCTACAGGTTTTATACGAATTGTTTGTTCTTTTCCTGTAACTGGATGGTTAACAGTAATTGGCGTTGCCTTTGCATTTAATCTTTTTTCCATCATATCACGTAAAGTTTCTCCATGCGCAATATTTTTATAAAGAATTAATACATGTTTATTACGAATAAACATATTATAAGCTATTTTGCAAACAATTTTATTTCTATCTATATTTTCTACAATTGCTTTTTTATAAATATCTTGATAATTTTTTCCTTTAAAAACTTGTTTAATTGGTACAAAATAAATATCTGGTTTAATTAAATATCCTAATTCAATTAATTTTGATGCAGAAATAATAGCATCTTTCTTTTTATTTAAAACTGCTTCAATAAGTAAGTCATCACCTGCATCACGCCAAGGTGTTGCAGAAACGCCAACCCTGTAATATGCCTGTGTACATTTGTTCGCTATAGAAACTATTGTATGAGATGGCACATGGTGACATTCGTCCCACAAACACATTTGTGCTTTTTGGATATACTTTTCATCGGCAGATTGTACAGAAATAACTGTAATATCTTTATAGTCTTCATGACCATCACCGACCAAACCAACTTCAACACCAAGAAATTTTTCCATTTCTTGTTTCAATTGTTGACATAATCCTATTTTATCTGCAAAAATGCAAACAGGTTTTACATTAAATTTGGCAATACATCCTGCCATCATCAATGTATTGTGTGTTACAATAAAGTCTTTACAAATATATGTATGTAAAGGACTATCAACTGTAATACATTTCATTTCTGATTTTTTATCTAATGGTTCTACTGAAACAATTTTTAAAATGTCGTAGTAATGATTTTTTGCTACTTTATGATGTTTAAATCTTTCTTTATGCTTTATTGAAGAAAATAATTTATCATCACAACCACGTATATATAAATTATACGTATCATTTCTTCCTTTTCTTTTGCCAATCGTCATTTTAGAACGATAGCCTAGACTTTGAAGAACAAATTGCAAATCTTTTGCTAATTGTTCACTAACAAAGCCAATTTTTATATGTCCCTTTTCATTTATGGAACCATCAGTATCAATTAATCCACGAATTAATTCTAATCTATCTTCGATAGAACTCATTTTATATTCATTTGGAATAAATTTTGTTTTTGAATTTGCATGGTGAAACGTATTTTCTATATATTTTTTAAATAAATTATTTTCACCACCAACAAAATGTAGTTGTGGATGGCTTTTATTTTTCTTATGTTTAAAAACACCCCATGTTGAAACTAATAAATTGACTTTATCAATAATATCTTTTTCAACATTAGTAAAAGAAATTGTATTCTGTGTAAACCCCCCATCACCAAGTAATGCACCCATTAAATATGGTGGAATAAACAATTCTTTCTTATCAAACTTAATTGGTTTACATACAGGAATATATATATTTAATGACCTACTCTTTTTTAATCCATATTTGTTAATAATATCAACAATATTATTCACTTTCCATCTATGATGTTTGAGATTGGTTTTAACATCATATTTCCATAGATGTTCCTTACAACAAATCACATAACTACCATCATTAAATGTAATTTTATATTCTTGTTTCAATTCGTTTTGTGGAAATTCTGCAATTACACTTGTTTTTTCTCCATTTTCATCATAAACAACAGAACCAACATGAATATCACGCATTTTAACAAACCCGTTTGGAGTAAGAATATCTGTATCTAATGGTAATGCTTTTCCTGCTCCAGTAGCTGCTTGTATTACTTCTCGTTCTCTACACTTATCTACTATATCTTGCTGATATGGTCTAAGTTTCAATGGAATTTTCTTTTCATTATCAATATAATCCACTAATTTGAAATTAGCATTTTGTTGCGGCTTTATACGATTATCCTTTAATATATATTTAATGTTCCTATCTTTCAGATGTCCTTCTACATACTCTAGTAAACCAGCGTATGTTTTCTTTGTTTTACGATTATATAAATGTCGATAACGAACTTCTTGCATACCGAAAACTTGTACAGGAAAAGAAAGAAGATTCCATAATTTCATTTCTTCATCTTTTTCTAATCCTGTAATTTTTAAATATACATTATCTAAATCTAATTGCACCATTTCTCTTTGTTTCTCCTTTTAATATATCCCATCAAATGAATATGGGTCTTTTTTTATCACACGTCGCTTTACATGATTTACTTCTACTAAAGAATCCAAATATTTTAAAATAGACTTTATTTCATCCATATCTATTGTCTTATATTTCCATTCATGATTAATTAAATCATGTAAAAATTTTGCAAGTTCATCATAAGTATACATACGAATTGGGTCAATCTTTGCAGGTTTTTGTACAATTCCCTTCTCTTCCCATTTCCGAATAGTGCATGAACGTTTTTGTAACAACTTTGCCAAATCTTTAATAGATACCAATTCATTATTTATTAATTTTTGATAAACTAATTTTTTATCTTTTTCTATTTTTTCTGCTTCTGTTAACTTACGCCTAGGCATTTACAAATAGTCCTCCTTATGAACACAAAAGGTCAAAGACTTATATCTTTGACCTTCTTTTTTTCAGAAAAATTCTTTAATTTTATCAAAAAATTCATTAAAGGTTTTCTGATATTTCTCTACATCCGCAATTGTATTCAATTGAAACATCATGCCATTTCGCGTTGGACCATCATATGATTCTGTATGTGTAAAATCACGAATACTTGCACGAAGTGCTCCGCTTTTTTTATTCTCCAACAACGAAAATTTTGTTTCTTTTGTATCGCTCTGTTTCATAACAACATCATAAAGAGAGTTATTATTATCTGCAAATGCCATTTGCTATTCCTCCTAAAAATAATAGGTGCAAAATAATCTTTACACCTATTATATCTTATGTCATGTTGTTTTGTCAACAGTTTTTTAGTCGCTATTACGTACTGTTGTTGGTCTGCCTTTAATACGATACAAATCTCCATATGTAGGATGTAAATGATTAATTGCTGTTGCTGTTTCATCGAAATTACCGATTACCATAACCATAAGTTCTCCTGTATCTGTAACAACAACACAATAAGCGCCTACATATTTATTAATTGGATTTACTAAGTCATCAAAATATAAACTAAAATCTACATTTAAAAATTTCAATTCTCCATCTTGAAAACATGCACAATTTTTCTTTACTTTATATTCTGAAGCCAAATTACTAAAATCTTTGTTATATTCTAGCATAAAGTTATTCAAAAATACAAGTTGTTTATTAATGTTGCTCAATGTATTTGTCATATTATTTTTTGCATATTTTACAACAATATCTTTATTATCCATCTTATATCCATAAGTTAAACCACCAGGCAAATTATTTACAACATTTCTATAAATTACATCTTTATCATTTTTACCTGTACCTAATGTTGTAATAAAATAATGCCAATCTGTAATACGTTTTACTGTTTGACGAGCATTTGTCATATTCCCTTGATATGGAATGTAATTATACCAAACAGAAAGAATATCAGATTTTAATGGCTGATATGTTGTCATAATTGGAACTTCGATTCTCGTTCCCATTGGATATATCTTACCTAAATCTACCGTAATAAATGGCGTACCAAATCCTGAAACTTTAATCTCACGAGCATTTAAACGTTTTTTATTTTCAATAACTTCACCATATTCATTATAGAATATCATACTGTCTTCATAGCATTGAAAATGTTTATTACCATCAGAATCTATAAATGTCATAACAGACTTCAAAATTCCACCATGCAAATATTCATCGCTATTTGACATACATGGTTTTGTAAATTTGCTATTTTTACCATCTGTTAAAAACACTAAATTCTTGCATTGATACATATCTGTCATCAATGTCTTTGAATTTAATTCGTAATCAAATGAGAAACCACTTGTTGCTAATTCAAATGTAATTGTTTCACCTACAAGTAATGGTGTCTCTAACATAACCGTAATTTCATTTTCAGGTTCATCAGGAATTTCTGATGGTGTACGATATACATTTTTAATTTTGCCAATACTACTGCATCCAATAACACCAATAACATTGTATCCATATACATTTATTGGGATTTTATATTCTGCCGTACCATTACCTGATACATTATAATATATCAATCTCGCATAGCATTGATACTGTGAACGCAACTGATTAGAAACATCATATGCTTTATCTTCTTCTCCATTAACTTTCCTGGGTTTTAACCAAGGTATCTGTCTAGGATAAGCACCTTTTGCATTAAACGAAACTTCTTCTGTCATACGAAGTGGATAATAATAGTTATCATCTTCATCGTCATATTTCATCATCGTTGCGCCTAATACTTCTGTTGCTATATCTTGACCACCACAACCTGTACTTAATTGAATCGTAGCTTCTATAACAATTTTCTTGACTGCGGCATATGTATTCTGGAATACAACTTCTGCAACACTACCATAATGAATAATTTCACCAGCTTGGTTATTTGTTGCAACATCATCAATGATAACATCGTAATTTGTTTGATAAATATAAAGTTTATCATTTTCATAATTATATACTTTATCTATACTAACAATTTTTTTATCAGAAGAAACTTCAAATTTAAATCTTTTTCCTGCTGTTGTAGAATATGGAGCAAGTTCCAATGTCATTTGTACTTGTGTGAAAGAATCATCACCATAATTATTTACAATTCCATTAAATCCAGGCATCAGTAATGTATCTGAATACATAAAGTCTTTTGGCAACATAGGCCAGAACTTATTTTTTGCATATCCATATTTGGAACCTTCCATCATAAGCAATTCAAAATTCTTTTTATAACCTATTAAATTGCTAATCAAGAATCCTTTATTTGAATTAGCTACGCCACCAACTTTTAAATACTGCGCCGTCAGTTTACATTTTGGGATTTCCATTTGTGCTTTCATGATACTATTAATATAAACATATGCCATACCATTTAAAGGCATTGGTTTGTTTGTCCATGAAATACGAATGTAGTAATATTGATTTGCTTTTATTAAATCTTGTGACAAATTAATCTCACATTTTGTTTCTTGTACTAAATTGCTTTTTCCTGATACAGTTACTGCACTAAAAGTATCATAATGCGTTAAGATTAATTTCAATCCTTTTTTCTCGAATTTCCAAATTGGATGTTTCCCACCATCTACTAAAGACATAATTTCTTGGTCAATATCTTCATCAGAACCATTCCAAAATGGCTTAAAGTAGAAATCAATAGAACCTTTATCACGATTTAACAATTCTGCATTTGATTTATTAATATTATACAGTACATAATTGCTGTTTTCAAAAACTGCACCCATTCCACAAATGGAATCTTCATATCTTACTAATGCGTTTTCTGTTGTACAACCACCGGGAATTTTATCTTTTACACTTTTATTAAATGGAACAGAAAAAGTAGCATTATCAATTTTATCAAATGGAATTTCTTTATTACCAAATTGAATACGACGCATCTTTTTTGTTTGACGTGTTGTTAATTGATTATTAAATAATGCACGAATTGTATCATCTGCCATACTATTTTCATTATAATCCGCATAGCAAACAGATTTACGAATATCCATAACATCATTTACATCAATCATATCATATGCCAATCTATCCGGCCTGAATCCTGCAAGCAAATCTCCCTTTTCTGATGTGTCATTGTTGACTACCATTTTATTATAAGAAGAAGAGCCATTAAAATTCGTTATATCATATGGTACTTTGTTTCTTCTACGAATACGAAACATTGGTAATGCATAAACATATTTTCCATACAATGTAGATGAATCAATTTCATATGTTGGTCTACCTGCTACATACAAATTTTTATCATGATGGAATTTTTCAGCACGGAACATATCATTTGTTGCTTCGCTGAAACTTATATTTACATTAGAATCATTTCCTAACTGCCCATTTGCTTTTGCAAATACATGAGAATAATGAAAAATGTCATTGTATCCTAATCCTTCAGGATAATTATCAAAATCACATTCATTCTTTACACAAATATTCCAACATAAAGCAAGTCTACGAGAAGTTTCATCACCAACACGTTTGTCTTTTGCAGGTGTACCAATCGTATCACCCATGGAATATCCGAATTTTTTAGCAGATTGTTCACCTTTTTCAATCTCGAACCAAACTTCAAGATATACTAAGCTGTCGTACATCGCTTTTTTCGCGACTTCACCTAAATCTACTAAAATATAATTATCAATTTTGTTATATGTAAAATTTCCGCTTCCATGAACTGTATATCCCATGATATTTGCAGTAAATGGAGCAATTGCAATTTTGTTTGTTAAAAGTAATCCATTCGATGAAGGATTATAAACAATTGGTTCTCCATTAAATCCTTTTGTAACAAGTTCTGTAAAACCACTATATACATGTTTGCTAACAATATCTAATCTAGCATCTGTCTGTAATTGTTGTATTTCATTCAATTCTGTTTCTAGAATTGGCTTATCATGTCCAAAACGGACTTGCTGATAACTTGAACGTTTATCATAATTGGAGAATTTTTCAAAGTTGTCCAACAAAATTTCCCCCTTTTCAAAATTTATACTCTAAAAAATAAATAAAAAACATACTTTCCTTTATACGAAAAATAAGCAGAACATATGATATATTCTGCTTAAAAATTAATCCCATGTAATGTATATTATATTTTCTTTTTTTAATTTTTCTCTAGCTTCTTTCAATTGTTTTAAAATAATATCATCTTCAGGAATTTTATCCCTTGGACAAATAATCCGAATTACCTTATATCCTTTATGAATTATCCATTGATTTCTTTTATTTTCTTGTTTATCAAATTCTTCGTTTGTTAATACGCCAAATTTTACATTTAAACGATGTCCACCACCATCATATTCAATATTTATATTATCTACAACAATATCTAAAATATATCTTCCAACAGGAACATTAATTTCTCCATGAATTAATTCTGCAATATGTTTTTGTTGTTTTGAACAAGCACATCGAATATTTTCAATACTAATATATCCACGATTTTTTGCTAAATCTAATGGATGCTTATATCCATATTTTTTTAAATTTGTTTCTTCTTGCCGTTTCAATACTTCTTTACTTTGTGCAGGATATTCTACTCCAAAATGTTTTAAACATGTTATCTTTTGTTTTTCTTGAATTTCTTTATTCTTAATCGCAAATTCATAACCATATTTTTCTAACATGGTTTGCTTTGCTTTTCCATATAAAGTATCATTTTCAAAAACATAATTTACTCCATAACGTTCTTGCATTGTTTTCCGAAATTTTTCTTGAACTTCAGGAGCTTTCATAGAATTATCTACACCATATTTTTCTATTAATGTTTTCTTCGCTTTTTCTTTTACTTTTTCATTCTGTAAAGAACATTCTACGCCATACTTTTTTAAAAACGTCTTTTTCGTTCTCTCTTGAATTTCTTTACTTTGTGATGGATGTTCTACACCATAATTTTTCATTAATGTTTCCTGTGATTTCTTTCGTACTTCAGGAGATTTCATGGAATTATCTACTCCATATCTTTCTATCATTGTATTTTTTATTTTTTCATAAATCTTTTTATTTTGAATCGGAACATCAACACCATAACGTTTTTGATTCGTATCTTTTGTAATACATATCTGACAATAAATTCTATCTAATTCTAGTAATCCTAATCTTCTTGTAAAATGTTTCCCGCATTTATCACAAATACATTCTATATCAAACTTAATTTCATCAGTTACAATTTTTACCAATTCTCTTTGATTAATAAAAACATATTTATCTTCAGGAGATTTTTTATATGAATCAAATGCATATTTGTATTTTCCTTTTTTCGGAACCCGATATTTTACTATTTTATTTATTACGCCCATATACTTTTCCTCCTGAAAATATTTCGCTTTAAAATGAAATAAAGAGAGAATAAAATTTATTCTCTCTTTTTATATTTATATTTTATTTTAAATTTAGTAATTTTTGTAAAATATTTTAAGCATCAAAATGTGTAAACATCAAAATGTGAAACATCAGAATGCAGACGCATCAGAATGTAATTTGCCATACTATACTAAGCCTACTATAATTCTCCTTATTCCATACTTTTATACGTTTTAAGTTGAATAATGTGCCGCTATCTTTACCTACACCTGCGCCCCAATCTTGAGCATCACCGCCATAAATACCCATTTCGGTAATAGGACCATTTGCTTCATTCTCATAGAATGTAGTAGAAAGTTTCAGTACATTTGTAAGAGAACTTGTTTCATTTCCTGCCGCATCAACAAAGCACCAAGTCGTAAAACGCTTACGATAAAACTCACCTACAAGTTTTGTTTCTGTTAACTGCTCCTGTGGAGGATTCTGTAAATTCCACTTTGTTGTATCAACATTGTTTGTCGTTTCATCATAAGGAAGTGCAGGATTCTTCAAGTAACCAACACCTAAAGCAAGATACTGTAAACCACGGTCTACAAAGTTTCCTTGAAAAGCAGGATTTGTACCACCTGTAATAGCACCAGGAGCCATACGAGCCGCCATCAACTTAGAAGCTGTATCTACAATCAAGTTCTGTACAGTAAATGTCTTTAATACTTCACCGCCAACAATCTTACCATTAACAAGTTCTCCTCCCTTATGAGCAATCATAGAGATTTGACCTTTCATTGTATTCTTTGCCATAATTTCTGATAAATTCATAATTTTTTAATCTCCTTGTTTATATATTTTTATTTACGATTAAAGATATTACTCATAAGGTTTCATAGGATATTCAAATTCTTTCTGAACAATATTTGGAACATCCACAGGAACAGGAATTGGCTGAGTATCGTAATAATCTACATATTCAACATCATTAAAGATAAAACATTGTACTGTTGCTCCTGCTTTACCTGTATTATATACAGTAAAGAGGTCATCTTCATCAATATCAGCGTATATATCACCAATAGAACCTTGGTCAATCAAAACAGAAGTTGGAACAATTGGTGTTCCCAAATTCAAACGATAATGTTCACCAAATTCTGTTGTAGAAACTTGTACACCATTATGTCCGTCCAATTTTACATTGACATAATTTGAGTTTTTCCATTCAGGACTTTGCATATCAATGACAACCCATTGAAATTTATTTCCTGTTGTAGAAACAACTGTACCTACAGAACTTGTTTTTAATCCGGTATTATATACAAAGATTTGTTTTTCTACAAGTTTTACAAAAATTTCACCATTTCTACCATTTGTATTGTCTAATGCTGTAATGGATACAAAATATCTATCATCATCCATTTTAAATGGCATATCAATCGGAGTACCATCCATTCCTGAGAATACTCCTTCACCACTCATAACGACTTCTCCATCGACGAAGAACGCTTCTAGATTCATACGAAGATTTTTTGCACCTGTATTATACAAACGGAATTTTGTTGGATATTTATTAATATAAACATCACCAATGGTTCCTGCATCTTCTAAATCGTAATCAATACAAGTTGGAACAACACAATAATTTTTCTTTTCTAATCGTTTTCCAACATAATATTTATTATGTTTTTTATAAACAATTTTTCTATCTTCATCTAATGGGTCTAATCCTGCGCCATTTGTTAAACCCCATTGATGAATCATTTCATGTCCATAAATTTCCAAATCATGAATGGATGGCAAATCAATATCTATATTTCTAAGAATATTTTTCAAATACCAATACTCATAAGACGTATTCATAATCTTATTACGAGTAATGGTTAAATATTTGTAGTAATCTTCCTGGCGAACATAAATCTTATCATATTGTTCTTCGCCCAAAGCTGATAAATGACGCAAATCAGTAATCTGGTCAGTATAAATAATATTTGAGAATTTATTATCAGGTCTATCACAAACTGTTGTTGAATCTACGTAATCAACACCACCGAAAGGATTATAAGCCGCATTAAACCCACTATTATTAAATCTAAAAATATTAAATAATGGAATTGCATAAACATATCCATCGGCTGTATGAACTGTACTAGACATACCTACACCTGCACGGAACAAATATGGGTCATGTTCTGTCTGTACATAATGATAACCTGGTGCTATCCAACCTGTTTGTGGTAAAGGATGAATTTTAGGATTTGGTGTTCCATCAGGTTTAATAAATCCATTTTCACACCAGTCATCGTAATCTTCATAATGTGAAATCGTCCAACGCAATTGAATACGATGTGATGTTTCATCCATAATTCGTTCATCTATGATATGAAACGGAATTTTTTGATTATAAATATAACCCCATTTTGGAACGTCATCATTCTTCTTTAATTCTGCAAACCAATATTCTAGGAATACAAAATCATGACGATACCCACCAATTGGAGGATTTGGCAATTTTACTTTAATATTTTGTGGTGTAATAGTTGGTGAACCATGATATTCTTCATGGTGAACTAAATAACCATCGCATACAGATTCAAATGGAGGTAATTCAAATCCATTCAAATTTGTTTCATCGTTATTAACAATTTGAAAACATTCTGCAAATTTATTCGTTTTGTCAATTGTAACAATACCAGATTTTGCAATATGACGCAAAGTATTTGCGGCGCGTTCAATCTGAATCCACTGCATTTCATTGACTTCGCGTTCTGTTACGTATGCATCTGTGCCTACATTTAAAGATACAAAATTTGCATCTTTATTAAAAGAACCTTTTATTGGTTGCAAGAAAGTAGGATTATAAGCGTATAAAGGACTTGATGTTGATGTACTACCACCGCCACCGATTCCTCCTGAGAATCCACCTGCCATACTATACTTCCCCTCTTTTATGATATGATTTTAATTTATTATATTGTGAATGTATCATTCTTTCAATAAAACATGATATGCATATACCATATTTTTTCCATCGAATTTATTTTTTATCTGTAAATAAATTTTATCAATACCTTCATCTACAATTGTATTATGCTTTTTAGATTTTGCAAAATGTTCTCCATCATAAGCATAATATATTTGAACATCTTCTTCTGCATCTACAATAACTTCAAAATGTTTATAATCATGAATATTAATTGGTGTCGTAACTAACACTCCATTTTGAAATAATTGTATATCATCTTCTAGAATTTGAATATTTTTAGATTTATCTCTATTTACAAATTTATTTAATCCAAATTCATACATATAACAATCATCACAATTATATTCGTCTAATAATAATTGTTTCTTATATTTCATAATATCTAATTTTGTAAATTTATTTGGATAATGAGCAAAATCTATTGTTTCATGAACAGAGATTTTCTTTTGTAATGGTTTTGCGTCTCTAGGGTCTGTTGTCGGCATCCCATGTTTATCAACATACCATTTCAAACCTCCTTTATTTTCATCCACCCAATATTCTTCTTCAACATCTTTTGTTAACATGGAAATATCATCTAGTTTAATTCCTGTCATAAAAGGTTTTACTCTAGAATCATATCCACATGCTGTATCTTGACCTTGTTCAAACAACACGTACATATTTTATACTCCTTCCGAACGAATTATTGTAACTGTTCCTACTGCATCTACTTTATACATTTCAATATGAGCACCACTATCTTTTATAGTGCCAATTTTACTTTCTTTAAAAGGAATTGGAGTTGGTGTCGAAACTCCAATTGTTCCACTTGGTGTCGGCATTATTTCTGTAAGCGGTTTCGTTGACGATGCACTTGCAGAAGTACTTGATTCACTTACAGAAGTTATTGTTTCTGTCAAAGTTGGAACCGTAGAAGAACCAACAGAAGCAGATGAACCTGTAACAACTCCTACAGATTCTGTAAATGGCTTTGTCATTGTTGTTGATGAAGCTGGTACAGGAGTTGGTTTTTTAAACGAATCTTTAAAAGGTATACTTGTATCAAAATAATAATGATTATCTTTTAAACGATAGTATACACCCCAACGAGTACGATTTGTTACACGATTAAATCCTAGTGTATCAGGTTTATATGTAATAAAAGAACATGCATAACTTGGCGCATATCCATATTTTAATTCTGTAAATACAGCACCTGTATCCCAACCTGTAATTTCATCATCTATTGGTAAATCATAAGTATCTTCAAATATCATCCTTACAAAAGTATTTACCAAAGAATCTAAAACTTTGTGAAATTTATCTTCTGCATAATATTCTCTTCCTAAGAAAAATTCATCTTTTAATGCATACTTTACACCATAACGAAATGTATTTAATTTTCGATGTTCTGAACCAATAACATTCCCGTCTTTATCATATAACAAACCACCATTTGTTTTTAAAATTCTTTCTTCTAATGTTGGCTTAATTCCATATTTTACTTCATAGAATTCCATATAATTTTCTATGACTAAATCTTCATAGATTGGGCGTTCATACTTATCTTTATACCAAGAAATAAGTTCTGCCCACGGAGTATCTATCGGTTTTCTTATATGTGTACGAAATAGCTGTTTATAATTATATTTTACCCTATCATATAAAGTATATCTTGGTCCTATCGGATATATGGAATTTGTTTTAATATGATTATCTGTTTCTGCATGATGCAAAACCCAATCATAATTAATAGATTTCCATCCATATTTATTGGATTCTTTCAAAATCATATATTCAGGGTCAAATTTATCTGATTTTGAAAAATCTATTCCATATCTTTGTTTATACCACTCTCTATAATTTTCTCTACCAACGAGAACAATCATAATAATTGGTAATGTATGAGCAGGACGAGTTAAATCCAAGACTTCTTTTGTTTCGTCATATGCTTCTTTTATATCCAAAGATTCATCAATATCTTTTTCTACTTCTACTGTAAAACGATATTGATTTTCCCAATTTTCATTTTGTGGTATACCATAATGTCCATAATCTTTAAATAACTCATATATTTTTACAGAATATCCTGTATATAATTTAATTGCTTTTGCAATTGAATTTTTATTTGCACCATGAAATAATGCTTCTATAATTCCTGAAACAGCATTTCTATATTGTTTTTCAGACCACTTTGGTTTCCATTTTACACCAATAATAGCACCAAAGTTATTAAAGATAGCATCGCCATGAGCCGTTCTTAAAAAATAATTATCTTTTAAGATACTCATATCATAACGCAAATCACCAAACTCAATACCTGCCGCACGAAGTAAATTATAAAAATTTGTATCGTAAACTTCTTTGTTGTAATCATCAGGAACCATTTTTAATAGATTCTGAATATACGTATTATAAAAATTTAATTTATTAGTTACATCCGCACGAAGCTCTTCTTTATTTTTTGTGCTGACAATTAAACTTTCTTCAACTGCAATAAAATCGTAGGATTTAAAATTAACGTTTGTTGGAGTTGTAATAGTATATTGCGAACCATCAGGTACATGAATTGTTCGATTTAAAGCAGGTTTTAATGTAACAGTTGCTACATTTTTTGCACCTTCTGAAATAATTCGTTCAATCGCAGGATATACAATCGTTAAAACTTTACTTTTATCTTTTGCCATAAACATGACACTTTGTACATCTGCGGTTGTAATATCATAGGGGCGTTTTGCTTTTATTAACAATTCATCCCTGCAAATATCATCATAATCTTCCAACATTTTTAAAATAAATTTAAATTGTTGAAAAGAAGGTTTTCTATCCAATCCTAAATAGTAATATAAAATGCCATATGCGTTTAAATCTATTCCACTATTTGGGTCATAAAATTCATCTACTAATTGCTTTTTGAATGGGATAATTCCCATCGCAAAATCAACCATATATTCCTTCAAATCACGATATGCTTGCAATTGCAAATCAGAAACATTATCGTAATTTGCCATATGACCTTGTTTTGTAGACCAATATTCAACATTTAAATTAAAACCTGCTCTTTGAGCTTGCTTATTCAATCCTTGCTTTAATTTTACAATAACAGCAGGAAAAGTTTCATATGTAAATTTGCCTGTACTGTTATCACCTTGAAAAGCAAAAAAATCAATATATTGTAAAAATCCACCTTTTTCCGTAGCATCATATTGTGGTGATGTACCATAATATTCACCAGTTGCGGCGGCAAGCCATCCTTGATGAAAAACTTGCTTATCTTCGTTTTTATATTCTGTTTTTACATATTCATTAATTGCATCAGAACATCCAGGACCGCCAATTTTAATATCTGAATAATTATCATGAATTAACGGATAAATATATTTCATCATTTGAACATAAACGTCTGGTGGACATTTATATTCTTTCATTTTATCCACTTCTTCAGGATTTGTCATTATCTGCCAATTTTTGATAAAAGAATATTTACTAATTAATTCTACTGTATATTTGGCATAATCCATGTAATTAAAAGAAGTAATTCGTGTAGGATATTCAATTTCAACAACAAGGTCAATATTATACTTTTGAATCATTAAATTATACTGACCTAAACGTTCTGTAATTGGCCAGAGATTACCATTTATGCCTGTATTTGGAAGGTAAAGAGAATTCGTTTTATCTTTGCCAATGACAAGTTTGTCTATGACATATGTAATATTTAAATTTGATACATGTTCAAACATATCGGCAACTTTTTCAACAATTGCTTCTACGCCTGTCTTTGTCTTATATGTCCAGTTTTGTCCTAGCAGGTTATCTCCATTTTCCAAACAAGTAAAACGAATACCTGTTTTCAATTTATTTCATCCCTTCCTTTTTATTAAGATTCGACAGTACTACCACTTGTTACATTTAATGATAATGTATATAAATTAAAATATTCATTATCATCCAATATAATTTCGTTGACATCTGCTCCACCTACTTTACATAAAGTTACATTTTCAATGTCAACATGGTCTACACCAGAAAGACTACGAATAATCGTAACAATTTCTGAATCTTCAATACGACCACCTAAACGTTTCATACTATTAATATATGTACTTAACGCTGTTGCAATCGTATTCTTAATTGTTGTTGAATCATATGTACTTTCAATATTCAAATTAACAATAATCTGAATATCTACTTTCTTTGCTTGACGTATTAAAATATCTGCCGTCAAAATTCTCATAGCATTCATTTCATTTTGCAAAGTAGAAATCAAAGCATTAGTAGTATATGTAATTTGAAGCATATCTCCATCTTGTATTTTTTCTTTCCCTGTATCTGTAAAATGAATAACATCCTTTGAATATACAGAACCACCAATATCATTTCCCTTTTGAGAAATTGTCTTCTGTTCATCTGAATAAGGCATATTAATCAAAACAAAATCAGGATTTTGATAAACACGAAGATATATACGATTATTTTTCTTTACAAACATACGCCCATTTAAGCGTTTATCCAATGCAATCAATTTATAACAATTTCCATTATAAGATACTTTACGAAACATTGGTGTGACATCATAAGAAGAAATATCCTCATAATACATTGTTTTCCAATTTAAATTGAAACTTACATTTGTCATTTCATCCATTAAACGTAAAAGTTCTGCATTAACTTGTTTTCTTAAAACTTCTACTTCTGTATCATCTACAACATCCATTGGATAATATTCTGTATCTGTAAATTTTTCTGTAACCGAAAAATCCCATAATACATCTTTATAATATGTTTTTTCTAGAGTTGATGTACCTGAATATCCATATTCTATTTCAAAATTTTCTGCATTTTCAAATGCATATCCTGTATTTGCAGATTTAATAGAAACAATTTGTAAAACAGGTTGAAAATCTAATACTAAATCATGGCAAGGGACACCTTCATAGTCTCCTTCTTGTCCAATACCTGTTTTATAAGAAGTTGTTACAGTAAATTGGTTCGTATAAGTAATTGGTAACTCACCACGTACCCATATATCAACCATGCCACCCAATCCATATGTATACGAACCTGCGGCATTAATATATCCACCATCACGATACATTAAATAATCTCCTGCACCAACAACAAATGCATCATTAACATTATCTTTTTGAATTACCCATTTTAAATAACCATTTTTCGTACAAATAGAAGCACCCAATACAGATAACATAATTCTCATTCTTAATGAATTATCATCTTCATTATCTGAGCCGCCTGTTAATGCTAAAGAATTATAAACAGCAACAATTCCTTCAACTGTATCACTATAAAAAGCAGAAACTTCTCCTGCTTCTACATTTCCTGCGCTACCAACAGCTTCACATTCAATCGGCAATTCTATATAACGATAACCTGTAGATTCATCTGTATTTGCCATATCCCACATTTGTTGCTGTGTCATATAAGCAGATGATAATGTTTTAAATACTAATTGGTCTGATGTTGCTGTCGCCGCTGTTGCGACTTCTAAACCTTCAGGAATAGAAACCTCTTCAGGAAATGCATCTTTTGTGACACCATATTTATTTGAATTTTTAATAAAGAAACGTACACGTCCTGATGCTTTCGTTCCTGCATGACGATACGTAAAATAATTCATTCCTAAACGGTCTAAATCATATCCAGTTGCAGTTAAAATGGATTGATTAATTTCCATTATTTTCATATCTATGTAAGCCGCCGCAAGTTCATCTGCTTGTGGCTGAACCAAAACATCAGATACAAAAGTTCCTGCTTTTGAATCTACTCTAGGGTCACGCTCATAAATATTATTACGTATTGATTGTACAATTTCATCATACGTTCTTTGTTTTATCACGAAAAATTCACCAACTTTTATAATAGAATCGTTTGGTCTAAGATTTCACTTGATTGATTTTTAATCGTAACATTAACATCATAACCAACTACATAATCTTCTACTTTTATATTTTCCACACCTAAAAGAATTTCATCAGATGTCATATTTGCATAATCTTTATTTTCCGCTAATTGCAAATATTTTAAATATTCCAAAGAAGTACGAATCATAATTTGTAATTTCGAGTTTGTCAATCTCGTTTTTTTCTTACCAATTAAATCATGAAGTTCTGAACCCCAACGTTTAAAAAATATGTTATTACCTTTTACATCATTAATAATTTTTAACATTTCTTGCTGTAATTTTATTGTTCCTGTTACTAATTTTGCATGACCATTTAAATCATAAGAAATATCATAATAATATCCTTTTCCTCCACATTTTGGACATTTTTCAGGAGCATACTGTTTTCCTCCTGTATAATGGTCACACAACGTAAATAATTCTGCATCAATTGACATACTCTTATCACCTTACTTTTTAGAACCAGGATTAGAACTCTCTTTCGCTATATGTTTATCCATAGCCGTGCCATCCATGCTAATAGAACCTGTTGTTAGTGTAGATACACCTTCATCAGTTATATCAATAGAACTTGTTTTATGACGCATATGAACACCGTCACCGCCCACTACCAATCCAGTACCATTTACGAGCAACGAAATTTGTCCATTGTCAGCATCCAATTGTATCATACAAGAGTTACTACAGGCAATAGTTTTTCCTCCTGCGGCATCATCACGGTCAATTTCTCCTTCAGAACCACCTGCAACTATATCCAATTTGTTACTCCATCGCCAATGAATATAGTTATTTCCATATCCTTTTATCATAATTTCTCCTGGATGTAAAATCGGTCGCATTAATTTGTATTGTTCTGCTAAAAACCCCAGAATAAAAGGTTTATGATTTTTACCAAATCCAACTAATACTTTACTTCCAACAGGAGGTAAATAATTAAAACCACACCAACTTTGTGTACCAACAAAAATAAAAGGATAAGTTAATCCTACATTTGGCCTACTATCCACATTTGTAACAGCATATTCATTTTGCATTTTTGGGTCATAGTCATACATGGAATTTAATTTTTCACCTGCACCATCAGGATTCATAAATCCCAATCCCAAATCATTAAAACGTAAACATACTTGACCTGTATTATCATTGATTGTATGACTTATATCTAATGGATTTCTATCAACAACAGAAATAATATCTTCTTGTGGATTTTCAATTTGAGCAACACGTATTTGGATGTCATAATATTTATCTAACTGATTTTTCGCTTTATCGACTAAAAGCGTTGATGGTTGTGGTGGAATCGTTCTATTAATTCCTTCTAATATATCAGGCTCTTGTTCTGATACATTTGCGTTCATGGCATTTGCAATATCTTGTTCACTAATTGCCATCATTAATCCTCCTTTTCTAGATGTTTTCTACAAAAAAAATAAAGATATACAATGTTTTTATTGTATATCTTTATCATTTATCGATTTGTCATTGTCGTAACTTTCATAAGTTGCTGAAGATTTGCTTTGCTATTATTCACTTTTCTTGCTTCTGCTTTTGCTTGTTTTTCTAATTTCGCATTAGCTTTTGCTTGTGCATTTTGGATTCTTTTTTGTTGATATTCTGCTTGTGCTTGCCGTCCACCATCAGCATCAAAATTTCTTTGGAGTGCTTTTGTAATTGCACCTCCACCACCAGTTAAACTATTTGTAATGCTCCCTGAAATACTACTTGTTAAATGATTCATATAATTTGATACAACTTTATTATTTGAAAGCGCAGAGCCTATCATGCCACCAACTAAACCGCCACCGACTTTAGAAACAGCTTTTGATACCATTTTATTAACTGTTTTATTAACCGCCTTATTAACAGCTTTATTTACAGCTTTATTTACAGCTTTTCCAACCATTCCATTCAATTTCTTTCCTAAAACAGTACCCGCTTGTTTTCCTAAAGCTGATTGCAGTTTGCTTTTCATTTTTCCAAGTAAGCCTTGTTTTACTGCCGCCGCTGACGCTGTACCATTAGCTTTATCTTTTAATTTTGCGGCGGCTTCTTGTGCTTTTACTACTGTTTCTGCACCAATTAATATGCCGCTAGCTCCTGCGGCATTTTTATCACCTGCATCTATTTCTGACATATACCATCACCTTTATCCATTTTCTTTCCACATTTCATATTCTGCATAATCTTCATATTTTTGTTTACCATACGATGAAGGGTCTGATAACCTACTATAATAACTTAAATCATTATTACCGTTAGAAATAGACTGCTCTTTCATTTGTTGTAAAACACCAATTTGAGCTTTTGTTCCCCAATCTTTATCTTCATCACCAGTTAAGGTGCTTTTATATTTTTTAATTTGTTTTTCATATGCAAGAGCATTACTAAATTGAATTTCTTCTGGAGAACGATTCTGTAATTGCTGATAATAATCATTCATCTTGGCTTTTAATCTATCACCAGGCAACATAGAATCATAAGAAACAGAACCACCTTCGCCTTTTCCTACAGGGCTAGAATCCTCATCTTGTAATGCTGTCTCTGATGCAGAATTAGACACATCTTGACCACTAATTCCTTCATCAACTTTATTTCCATTTGAATCTATTTTTTGTTGTTCAGTTGCTTTATCATCACCTTTAGCTGTTTTTTTTGCCTTACTAGCTTTCATAGCATTATTATATAAGTTCATAATAACTCCAACAGTTGATGTGACAGCTATAATTTTACCAATAGCTTGAACAGCACCTTTTGCTGGAAGTTTACCACTATTTAATAAACCACTAAAACGACCTAAAGCAGACTGACCTAACATACCTGCTAATCCTTGTAGATTTCCTAATCCTTTGCTCAAATTTTTTATTTGAGCACCTAAACTAGCAACTTGTCCTTTTATATTCCCTACTGAACTCATTAAAGACATTTAAAATCACTTCCTTCGCATTTTTTTCATAGCTCCTTTCACTAAATCATAAACATTCACAGGATTACTAACCGCATTTTTAAGTGTTTTTATTTGGCTAATTACACCTTGCACTTTACTAATCGCTTCAATTGGATTTTGACCACCTTTAACTTTATTAAATAATTCTTCATATATATTTGCCATATTATTACCTCGTATGATTATCATCTACTAATAACAACATCACAATGCACACCTTTATTTCGTAATTCTGTTAAAACTTGTTTCTTTGTATTCATATCAGGCGCAAGAATAACAGCCCCGGTATAACTTAATCCATATTCTCCAGCAACTTGAGCTATTGTAGCATTACGTGTTTGTACATCCGTCATTTCTCCAGTAGTAGCATTATAATACTTTTGAGAATCCATTTTTACTTCACCAGCATATTTTCCATCACTATCAAAACGCACTTTTGTTACACGCATATTTCTATCTATTTTTGTAACTACCGTACTACCATCATCATTTATATCTGCTTTAATTACTCTACTCGATGTTGTATTCTGACCGCGCACGGCTCTTAATTGCGCACTATTTAATCCTTCGTAATTAGCTGTACATTTATACATAGGAGATTGAACGTTGTTCGAAAAACCATTATTACTTTTCTTATTATCCCAAATATCAGTACCTGTTGTATTATCTGGTATACTACTTTTAACAGTTGAAACAGTTTGAGTATTTTCAGAACTCGTTGTATTTTTTGAATTATCATTTTTTGGATTATTATTTTTTCCAGAAGTTGGGATATCTTCTGATTTTGTAGAAGTTTGTTTTGTTTCTTTTTTGTTTAACTGTTCGTCACTCATAGAATTTGGATTTGATTTAGTTAATTCATCCAATACACTTTCAGATTGTTTTTTATAATCTTCTTTATCAGAAGAAGTTGCTTTATCTGTATTTAATCTCGTGGTTGAATTTCCATTCTGATTTTTTGAATTATAAATTTTTTCATAGTTTTGTCTTGCTAATTTGGCCTGTTGTTTTGCTTTTTCTTCTCCAAATCTTTTGTATCTATTATAAGTATATTTTTCATATTCTTCTGGTGTCATTTGTTTTTGATTACTAGGATTATTATTTTGTGCGTTACTATTAGAATATGTTTTAGCATTATTGTTTTTTTCGTTTGTACTAAATTCAACTGGTTTTGTTGTAACATTTTCCATTTTGCCATCAGAATTAACTTGATAAGTTGTTGAATCTATAGTTTTCCCATTTTGAATTTGTTTATATGTTAATTCATCTTCAGCAACAATATTATTCGCATGTCTCCATTTATTAGTTTGGTTCATAAAATCTGCGCCATCTTTTTGCGTTGAACCTTTGTAATTATAAACCATATCAGTATAAGGTTTGCATGAACCGTTTCCTTTTGCATTAGCAACAATATCATTTTGTTCGCCTTGTATCGTGCCTGATACCATTTCAACATTTTCTATTATTGGGTGTCCATCAGCGGCATAAACAGATACAACATCAGGGGCATTGTCTTTAACAGTACTATATGTATCATCTGTCATAAGTGTATCAACTTTAACTGTCGTGTTTCTAGAACGACCATCAATACAACTTTGAGATTGAATTAAATGATAACCATCTGCTTCTTTGATTTTTACAAAACTTTTTTCACATTTACTAATATCAGGAGGTGTCGTGGAATTATCCCATCCATCTTCTTTGAAATAATACTGTGCTTTACAAGTAGAACTTTCATAACGAATACAATGTACACCATTTTCAACAACTTGATATTTTTTGACATCGTTACCAAAGGCTTGTTTTTCTGCATCATTTGCCGCAACTTCTGTTTTTGAATCTGGTTCATCTTTTTTATTTGCTTTATCTGTACTTTTTTCACCTAATATTATTTCTTTTGGAATAATAATGGTTTCACCAATATGACGATTTAATATGCCATCAAACTGTATCATATTAATTGTCAAAGAACTACCAAATTTATCTACATTTAAAGCAATAATAGCATGATGTAGTTCTTCAATCTTTTGTTGCGCAATTGAAGATTCTTTTGAACCTTCTGTAACATTTTTCATAGAAGGATTAATTTCATTATCTTTAAAAACACATTCATTTGCTGTTGCTCTATATTCACTTCTATCGCCAACACTCATGGCTTCTTTTTTTAACATATTAATAACAGCATTTAACATTTCTTTATAACTTGTTACATTGTTTGTTTTGTTATATTCTCCTGCTATCCATCTTGCACGAACACCAGCTAAAACATTATATTGACTTTTTGCTTCATTCTCAGACCTATAATGTGTTTCAAAACTGTATCCTTTGTTTACTGTTCCTCCACCTTCTGTACGACTAAATGCCCAGCGAGTTTGATTATAATCAAATAAAAATATAACAAAACTAAATTTTACAATATCCATTTGCGGGTCACGAGGATTTGGACAAGACACATGACCATATATCATAGATGTTAATTTTTTCCAATCGTTATTATAATGATAGACATCAGCAAATAATGGCTGAAATTGTCCCAAATTTAAATTTTCAGCCGCAAAGAAATTTTTTAATCCGACGCATTGAACTTCTGAAGCCCCATCACCTGCTAATTTACTAAGTGCATATTTTGATTCAGGCAAACTTTCCATTTCTTGCGCTGTATTAACTGCAATATCTGGAACCGCTGTTTCATTTTGTAAAACATGATATTCATCATATGCAATCTGAATTAAACAATCTAATGGAGTAATTTTATGTTCTTTTGTATTCCCTTTATATTTATCTCTTAATTTATTTAATTCTGCAATATCAGGACAAAAACCTAAAGCAGGGTCAAAATATGCTTGATATAATAATAACATATAATCAATGACACTTGGATGTCCCATCATACGACCACAACTTAAAGTCAATGTCATTGTTGATTCTTTTGCAACACCAATACTACGAGAAACTTGTTCTACATAATAAATTGTTTGCGCATCTGTATGTGTTGCCATTTGAGAAGCAGGAACTTTTTCATAACTTTTTTTAGAAACATCTGTTTCGGTCATAATGTTAAGTGCATTACCTTTATCAATATGACCAACATAATTCCCCGTGTCTTTCTCCCTATAAGGTGTATAGTTTCCACCTTCTACTTTTTCTTGCTCCTTTTCTACGGCAAATTGTTCAAAACCAGACAATGTTTCCATCGTTTGTGTTTCCAAATCCTTAGAAGTACGAGCCATAGAATTTAGTACAGATTCAAATTGACCTCTATCTCCTTTTTGTTCTGATAAAGGAACGTCAGGATGTTCATCATAAGCAAAGAAACGAATCGGGTCGCCTACATGAATAGAAGAATCTTCAATCATACTTAAAGTTGCTGAATTTCTTCTTGCTAATGACATCGCACATAACATAAATCCTAATAAATGCGCATTTTCTTTATTCCCCATATATGGAAAATTATATACCGTAGGATTAGGACGGCAACCAAAACGAATCATAGAAGCTATATCAGGAAATACACGACAGATTTTTTGAAGTGGACCGCCTTTATCAAAGATTCCAAAGTCTCCTTCAATATTAACTTCATACATATTATAAATCTGTTTATCGGAATCTGTTAAACTAAAACGTAATATAAATTCCTGCGGAATTTCAGGGATTAAACTATCTGTCATTTCTGATAATGTCCCTGAATATTGTTTCTGCACTTGTTGCATATATTTTTCTTGTGTTTCTTTACGTTTTTGAACTTGTTTTTTATCTTCTGCTTCTGCTTGTTTGTACCATGTACTTTCGTCTTCGCCATATTTTGTAATTAAATCATCACGTAATTGGTCGGAATTTCCTAACCATGTTTTATTTTGATTATCATATAAACGATTTCTACGAATAATTAATGTCTGACCATAAATAGCTTGGCAATCATTAATATCTTTAATAATTTGCTTTCCGTCAGTATTAAACTGGGAACATGCTTGGTCATAAATATCTAAATATGCGTCACTATTTTTGCCCAAATATCTTTCTGCCAAACTTACAAATGTATCAGGTGCTTGCACAGAAACAGAAATCGGACCGTTGTCTCCACTACCATAATCATCTGTGTATGTTGTATATTGTTTCATAAATGTATATTGTGGATTTGTTTCCGTTAAACCGCTTAATTTATCTGCGGCTTCTGCCATTGTTAAATTAGAACCTTTTACTATTTCTTCTGCGGCTTTTACTCTTTTATATTGGTTACATTGGTCAACATTTGTGGAATGACTTGTGTTATTTAAAATATCTAAGTCTTCTTGTGATGCATGTTGTAATTTTGCATTATCTATTTTTGTTTCATTAATTGCATAATATGGTTGAATATTATCAATATCAATATTCATCATCGCAGAACAAGATTCTGCAAATCCCATATTATTTTTTACTTTTGAATTTACGCCTAATGCAAAATTTGGGCATTTTAAAACAATATTTCCTGCTTCGTCTGCAAAAAATTCTAATAATAATTTTCTTGCCGCTGTTTGACATTCATTCAATCGTTTCATCATACTTCCATTAAATAACATGGAAGAATTTGATTGTTTATACGAATACACAAATGGTGGATATTGAATTGGTTCTATACGCTGTTTTAAATACCAAGTTGGGACACCTGCATCTAAACATAACTGTTTAATAATTTCAGCAATCGGTTTTCCACCAAAAATATTAGCTAATGTTTGAAATTCCCAAGAGTTGTTTAATGTCTCTTCTTGCGCTTTTTTAGCATCTTCTGCACTACCAAACAATCCCATTTGTTGCATAACAGAGTATGGATTGTATAAACGAAACGTACCAAAATGACTAGTATCTTGTTTTGAATAACGTAAATCTATACCGCCAACACCTGATGCACCTGGTGTCATAGATGGATTCATTGTAACATATGATAAATCTAATAATTTTAATTGGTCTGTAGCAGTAATTGAAATGGTACATCCTGCGGATTTACCACTCAAATAAGTCTTTGTTACATTATCAATGTATCCAAAGAAAATTTGATTCATTTTAAAATCACTATTGCTATATTTACTATCACGTTCAAAATTTGATTTACCATAAATCCAAACTTCATCCATTGGTTCCCAATCGCATTTTTCTGCTATTTTATAACCAGATTCACAATTTTGTCCAATATTTAAAATATTTTCATCACGTTTTGTATTATCCATCGGTAAAGTAAATTTACGTACCGTACCATCTGTATCTGTCATTGTAACAGTACCTGTTTTACCATCTGGATTTGCTTTTGTATCATATGTAATACCACGATACTGTTCTAGATATGGATGAACGCCTGAACGATTCCAAATATTATTTGCAATAGCATCATTAACTGTAGCAACACCATGTTCTACTTGTGTTGATGGGTCATTTTGTTGTGTTTGCGTATTTTCAAAATTATTGCTTGAATCATTTTGTAATTGAGCATTATTGTTTGGAAATTCATCACTTACATAACCATTATATTCTGATGTTACAATTGGTTTGCCACGATTTGTTAAAGATGTTTCTTCATAACATAAAACCCATTCCCCACCTTGCAAATCTATCTGACAATTTCCTGGCGTACCTGAAATACTAATATTAGTACGAATACTCGTCCAATTATCTAATTTATAAGTGCGAACATAATTACCATCAGACATTTCAGCATTATCTTTTTCAATATTCCCTGCTGAATTTGCCGCATAAAATAATTTCTTGCGAATTAAAACAACATAATCTTGTTTAAAATTTACAACACGAATATTTCCTGTATTCGCATATTGCATTTGTGTTCCAACAAGACGCTCTGGATGTTCATATTTTTTAAAATCTGCACCCGTTAAAATATCTCGTCCTGCATCAAATTCAACAGTTCCATTTGTTGAAAAAACACCAGTCATATAAGTGCCGCCATTTTGCGCCGCTTGACTTGCACGACCATAAGCAGATTGTATTGCATCCTGACTTTCTTGTTCTGCTTGTTGTTTTTTCTTCGCATCATCATTATCTGCCATATATTATGAATTCCTTTCTATTAAAGTGTTTTAGTATTGCTTCCATCATATGGTGTTGGAGCAGTTTTTCCATCCGCAGTTTTTCCTGGAATACCTATTTCTTTCGTTCCTTGTTTATTACGTTTATTTTGTTGATGTTTTTTATAAGCACTAATTCCTCTACCAACAACTTGTCCTGCTATAGCTGTACCTAATAAACTTCCCAAAGAAGCGCTACCATTAGAAGAATTCTTTTGCTGACGATTAGAAACATCAATTTTTATCTGACGTGTAACTGTAAAACTCATATCATAATAAATTAATGGAGTGCTTGCTTTTCGTGTATAGTTAAAACTATCAAAATGCCCAATGTATACACGGTCATCAAAATACATAATAATCTGACGTGGACGATATAAATCTGTTAATTGGTCTTCTATATCAGCCCAATTCTTAGCGGCATCATTATGGTCTATCGTATGTTCTGCATTAAAAGATTGAACAGATTTTACAACATTATTTAATTCTGTCATTGTCATTTGTCCTAAAGTATAATAATTTCCATATGTAGCAGATTGTGGTGCAACAATATCATTTATTTGTTGATAATCACCATTAAACATGTCTAATACACCCTGAAGAAAGTTTTTTGTACCATTATTCATACTATCTAGAATCGCTTTCATGTTTTCATTTGATGGCTTCCCAGAAAATATTCCTTGCACCATATCTGCCGCCATAGCACCTAAAACTTCTTTACTTGTTGTTGAACCAATTCCTTGTTTTAATTTTTTAAAACATCCTGTAAAATATTGTTTAAAAGCTGTCGGATTTCCTGTCATCATAGCGGCGGCTTTCATTAAATTTTTGATATCATTCATAGTCTCTTGAACTTGTGCATCTGTATTATTATCATAACATTTATTCATATTTGCAGATGCATCCATAGCCGCTCCTGCTAACACATCAAATAAATTACCATTTGCTTTTTGACTAGAAGAATTACCAAATATTTTTCCTAATAATCCTCTATGTTTTCCTAATTTTGTAGCAATAGAATTATCTGTTTTTCCATCTTTTCCTTTCGTATATCCTAATCTATCTGCAATTGTTCCAAAAACTTTTGCCAAATAATTACCAACTTTTCCTGAATTTCTTAACTTATCTAATGAATCTTGAATAGAAGCATTTGTTGCTTGTGTTGCAGTTGTAATTTTATTCGTATGAACCGTATCAGCCGCAACATTTGTATATTTTAACAATGTTCCTGAATTAAAATAGATTTCTTCTAATGCTTCAATACCTCTCATTTGTGCATATCCGCACGTACCACTAATTTTCATTGTCCAAATATCATCACCATAATGGTGAAAATAAATTCCACCACGAGTAAATACTTTTTGCTTAACTTTTGCAGTACTAATAGACATGTTTTCAGGATTAATATACATCACAACTTCTTTTTTTCGACTTGGTGTTGCATAATATTCAAATGACATTGGGATACGTTCTTTTAAAGACATATATCTATCTGCTGCCATTTGAGCCATACCTAAATTACAAGTTAAATAATTATTATAACGTGCAAAATTTTGTATATATGCTTGCGTACTTTGTACATTTTTTAAATTACCAACAATGGTTCCAGGCAAATCAATTGGAGATTGAGAATAACTAATATCACCACTATATTCTTTTTCTCCTGTGATTTTATTAAACATTTTACCTAGCAAACCACCTAGAATTGTGGTTCCTATTGCTCCAATAACAGTAGTATTTGCACCTGCCGTAGTGCTTCCTGAGCTACCATTATTCATTCTATGTCCAAATCCTGTTGATGAAGGGTTATCTATTGATGGTATCCCCGTCTTACCAATTCCACCATTTGTTTTACCGCTAGCACCACTACCCGTTGGCGCATATGGAGGGGTTGAGGTTCCTGTACCTCCAAAGGTTCCTGTACCTCCAAAGGGGCCATACATCCTTTGTGTTTCTTCTGTTCCCATAAATTGTGTCTTTGGCGTAGCACCACTCATACCATATGATGATGTTTGCCCAAATATACTACTTCCAGTATTATTTGAAGTGTTAAAATTAAATGTTGAACCACTAGCTGCATTACTAGATGTACTAGTAGTTTTTTTCCAATTCCCAGAGCTATCCTGTTTAAATGTATCTCCTAATTTACCTCCTTGTTGTTTTATCTGCTGTGCTCTTTTTACCATTTCAGCATGTCTATCATCTATAGCTGACATATATTTTTACCTCCTAGTTCATATTTCACTCTATTAAAAACATACAATCTCATTTTTTAAATTATTATTATGTTTGTGTGATATAACTATCGGCTTCAAAACCATTATCCGTTAAAATCTTATTTACTTCTTGATATATTTGATTAATTTGTTTTGAACTAAGGCCATCTTTTAATTTTGCTAAAACATTCAAAACAATTGTATCTCTATCATCTTTTTCTTCTTTGTTTAATTCTTTTTCTGTTTTAGCTTTTGCTTCTTCCAATGTTCGCCTAAAAATAACATCCTTCTGTTGTGATTTTTTTCTTTCTGCTTCTACCATCATTTTTGTTTCTTCTTGAACAGCTTTAAATGATAAATACATTTTTTTCTTTTCAAATTCAGCCAATTTTTCAGGTGTCATAATATTTTCAGTAGATGGAGTAATATCATCATTATATAAACCATTTGCATATTTTTCTCTTAATTTTTGATTTTCTTCTACAATAGAAGGAGCAGATAAAGAAGCATCTAGATATAATCCATTATGTGTATATGCGCCTTTTATAATTTTTCCATTACCAACAGATGTTTTATAATTACTTATATTTTCATCCCATTGTTCTTTTAATGTTTTTGGCTTTAAATTCTGTAATCGTTGTATTACTGCTGAAAAATCATATGTACCATTAGGTGTAACGCCATTCAATCCTAATTTATGAGCTAATGATAAATAAGACATTATACCATTTAAATATTCATTTTCATCGCCAGTAAAATATTGATAATTTCCTTTACCAGACTCTTCCATACCATATTTTA